TGATCAGATAAGTGATGCCATACTGGATACTTACCTCGCATATGACGCTAGAGCTAGAGTGGCAGTAGAAACCCTAGCTAAAGATAAAACAATCGTATTAGCAGGAGAAATCCAATCAAGTATTATACCTGCAGAATCACACGAACAAATCGTTAAAAGGGTAGCAGAAAAACTAGGCTACCAAGTAGATAACATCATCGACTTGATCGGTAAGCAATCAAGTGAGATACACGAAGCTGTAGATAGAGGCGAAGAGTTAGGTGCAGGAGACCAAGGTATTATGTTCGGTTATGCAACTAGAGAAACAGATAGCAAACTACCCTATGGTTTCGATTTAGCAAACAAAATCATCAAAGCCATTGAGAACGATGTGGATAACAATCCGGATACGATACTTAAAGGCGATGCAAAAACCCAGGTAACCGTCGATCTCAACATAGCACCTGGACCAAAACAAGTAAAAACAATCCTCATCAGCGCGTGTCATGAGGCACAAGTAAATGGAGAACCACTCAAAGCTCATGAACTAAGATGGTACATTTCAAATGTTTTATTCAAGCATGGTATCGAACTACCAAAACCTGTAGAACTCATTATAAACCCTGCAGGTCCATGGACCGTAGGAGGGCCCATAGCTGATGCAGGACTAACCGGTCGAAAGATTGTGTGTGATCAATATGGAGGCTTCGCACCAGTAGGTGGCGGGGCATTCTCTGGAAAAGACCCATCAAAAGTAGACCGCAGCGGATCCTATGCAGCACGTATGCTTGCAGAGGAAATCCTAGATACATACCCAGAAGTGAACTGGGCTAAAGTTCAGCTTGCATACGCAATTGGTAGAGAACTACCAGTATCAATCGATGTAGAAACAGACAAGCCAGAACTGACAAAGAAGATACAACTTAATATTAAACCGGAAGACTATACCCCAAAAGCCATCATCGCCAGATTACACCTCACTGATTACACTAAAGTCAGCTACGAACAAATCGCAGAGGGATGTCACTATTATGCCGGGTAGGAGACCCCTACCGGCCTCATTGATAGACCCAGCGAAGCACAAAAAATCAAAATCAGAGATCGAGAGACGTAAAACAGTGGAAGAAAAAATCAGAGGTACTACATCCCTGTTATGGTGTCCCACATACCTAACTGGTGAGGCGAAAAAAGAATGGCGTAGGATCATGAAGCTTTATAAGTCCTTGGATGTCAATATTCTATCAGACCTGGACCAAACAGCACTGATCATGTACGTAGAGGCAAGAGCTATATGGATGAAAGCACACGAAACCTGGTCAAAGTATCAGACAGTAGTCGCAGGTAACCCAGAAGCTCAGCGCTTCTTAGATAAAGCATTTAATACAATGGAACGTCAAACGAAGATCATCAATCAACTTGCGGATCAATTATGCTTGACACCAGTAGGACGTGCACGCATGGGTATGAACCAAATCGAAAACGATGGGCCGTCGGCACTTGCTACTTTAATGGCAGAAGATGAATAACAATGAACTATGTCCAACAGTACATAGACAAAATCAAATCTGGCGAAATAATAGTCTCCAATAAAGTCAAAAAATTATACCTCAACATCATCGAACCGGTACTGCTGGACGAACATCCAAAGTACTATTTCAATGAATCGAGAGGTTCTAAATTTATAAAATTTGCTGAGGGTTTTTGTAAGCAATCCAAAGGAAAATGGGTAGGAAAGAAAATCAAACTCGCATTATTCCAAAAAGCTAAATATCAAGCATTACTAGGGATCCTAGAACGCGAAACCAATCTACGTAGATTTAATGAATCATTCGATGTAAGAGCACGTAAAAACGGAAAATCAACAGAAAACGCAATTCTAGGGCTATACCTAACACTCATGGAACCAGGAAGCGAAACATATGTAGCAGCTACAGTATCGAGTCAGGCAAAACGAGTGTGGGATGAAAGCAAAAGCATGATAGATCAAAGTTCTGAACTTCGTGAGTTTCTCAAATATAAGCAATTCCAGGGTGCAACTATATACACCATGGATGAAATGTCAAAGTATCGAGTTCTCTCAAAAAATGTAAAAACATTTGATGGATTAAATGCATCTGCAGCAATTATCGATGAGGTTCATGAGTTAGCTCGTGCCATATATGACATTCTTAAACAATCAACATCAGCCAGGGATGAACCACTGGTAAGTATGATTACAACTGCAGGGTTCGTTCGCGAGGGATTATTTGATGACATATATGACTACGCAAGCAAAGTACTTGATGGAATCATAGAAGATGATCGCCTATTCCCGCTTATATATGAACTCGATGATGAAAAAGAACTAGAAGATCCAGACATGTGGGTCAAAGCAAACCCAGCACTAGGAATTATTAAGAAAAAAGAAGATCTAGCATACAACATTATGCGAATGAAAGAAGATAAAAACTTCGCAAATACCGTAAAAACAAAAGACTTCAATATCATAGGAACCGAAGAGAAAGCGTGGCTCGATTTCGATCAGTTAAATGTTACAGACGTCTACACAGACGAAGAACTGAAAGTATTCGACAATACGCTAGTACTTGGAGGCTTCGACTTATCGAGAACGCAAGACATAACTGCGTTCACTACTTTATTGTTTGATAAAGAGAAACATAGACCAATCGCAATATCGATGTATTGGATAACTGCTAACTTCTATAAAAAGCAAGTGGAATCAAAGTCGAAAGTTCCATGGGCGGCATGGCTTGATCGTGGATTAATTAGAATAAGCGGAACCGAGCTCATCGATTACCACGATGTAGCAAACTACGTAATATCAAACTTTCAACGCCATGGATGGATGTACCAATATATCAACTATGACAGTTACAGTGCGCAGTACCTGGTGGAAGAACTAGCGTCCATGGGGTATGCAAAAGACCACTGCCTAATCGCAACTAGACAGGGTGCAATAACACTATCAATACCAATGCAAACTCTAGAAGCACATCTAAAGCAAGATATCATATGTTACCAAAATAACCCAGTCACAAAGTGGATGCTATCGAATGTACAACTCGCAAAAGACCGTAATGGGAACTATATGCCTAAGAAATACGATGACAAGCTAGAGCGCAAAATAGACGGGGTAGCAACGATCCTAAACTGCTACGTAAGTCTGACAAAAAATATAGATTATTATCTCAGTTAAACAGTAAAGGAGGTTAGCATATGGGATTACTTGATTTCTTAACTGGTAAGAAAATCAAAAAACCATCTTCAACATCAAGCCTAGATTTTTATGTTCCGCAGTTTTCAGGGATAAACAACCCAGAGCTGAACTCTACATATGTAGCAGTATGTGATGCACACGCTCGCCATCTAAGCAAAATAAAGCCATTTGTTAAACGCAATGGCGAGATGGTAAAAACAAAGAACTACATCAACAACGTGCTGTCATTGAGGATGAATCCAAAGATGTCAGCAGCCCAGGGATGGGAAATACTAGCGCGTGACTATTTCATGGTAAACAACGCCATAGCATGGATTGAATGGGATTTCAAGAACTACAATGCACCACTAAGAGCAATCTGGCCACTTGATCCTGACAAAAACAGCATGCAGGTGGTAAGAGGAACGACTCCAGGGCAAGTATATGTGAAATTCACACTCGATGGACAAGAAAAAATAGTCGACTATGATGAAATACTTCTGGTCACTAGAAATGCAAAACCATCTACACTGCTAGGACAGCAGTCAAAAGCGACTGATGCAATCTTAAAAGTGATACAAACACAGTTCGAGGGAATCGAACTAGCAATAACACAAAGTGCTTATATTCGATTTGTAATCCAATCACCAACACCACTCAAAAAGGAAGAAAGAGAACGAAGAGCGAAAGAGTTCTCAGATACATACCTAGGTAGCGGAAGCGTTGGACTTGCATATGTCGATGGTGCTCAAGAATTAAAGCAAGTAAACAGCCAAGCTAAATACATCGATGCGGAACAATTGAAAATCCTGCAGAACATGATATATGAAGCTTTAGGTTCAAATGAAAAGATACCAACAGGAACATACTCAGAGGATGAGTTCCAATCATACTATGAAACTTCACTCGAGCCATTCGTTATCAAACTTACGTCTGAGCTTACATATAAAGTACTGACACAGGGAGAAAGAGAAAAAGGCAACGAAATAGCAGTAGACGTCGACCGTTTACAGACTGCCAGCCTGAATACAAGAGTGAAGATAGCTGACAGATATCTCAAACTGCCAGTCATGATACCAAACGTAGTGAGTGACCTGTTATTCTTGCCAAAATCAGAAGCTGGAGATAAAGAGTATCAAACACTAAACTACAAAGAGGAAAAACAAGTGGATCCTGACGACCAGGACCCAGATGAAACAGATCCAGATGAAACGGATCCAAATAATAAGGAGGAAAATGATAATGCCTGAAACAAGAGAAGAAATCTTTAAAAAAATGTTCAAGCACGAAGACTATCGCCATCCCGTTATTAATTTAGCGGTCCGAGCTGCGGATCCGGATGCAGACGATAACAAAATGATCATAGAGGGGAAAGCGGTAGTATTTGATGAACCAACTGTACTCTTCAAATCGGGAGACACTGAGTACAAAGAAATCATCGCAAGCGGGTCGTTTGATGATACTGATATGAGCCAAGCGTTCATGAAATTTAATCACTCAGACCAAGTCATGCCAATGGCGAGATACAAAAATGGGACATTAGAAATTGATGTCCGAGATGATGGAGTCTACATACGGGCAGAGTTAGCAGATACTCAATCCGGTAGAGATTTATATACGTTAGTCAAACGAGGTGACATCGACAAAATGAGTTTTGCATTCACAATCAGGGAGGAGTCCTACGATTATGACACGCACACCTGGACGGTAAAGAAAGTTGATCGCTTATACGACGTCGCAGCTGTTAACGTTCCTGCATACGACCAGACCGAACTCTACGCGCTCCGCTTTGGAGAGGTGGAGGCCACTCGTCAAGCTACTGTGGAGGCAGAAAAAGCGCTTGAACGTGATCGAGAAGCAGCCAAAGTAA